CGGACGCCCGCGCGGCGCCGCCCGCCATGATGCCGCCGCCTGCATTGGTCGCGTAGTTCTGCCCTGCACTGCCCAAGGCTTGCGAGGCTGTTTGACCGCCGCCGAGCAAAGATTGAAGTGGGTTGAGCTTGGCGTTGCGTTCTGCGTAATACCGATTGAACGCGTTTGTGTATTCGCCAGACGCAAGATTCTGGCCGTAGTCTTCCGCCGCCCGCAAAGCATTGCCCGAGATCAGGCCACCGCGTGCCGCCGCGTTGGCGTCAAGAGCTTTCAGTCCTTCGCTCATGCGGAATGCGTAGCCTGGGTCGGCTTTGAAGTTAGCCATCGTAAAGGGTTGCGCGCCTTCGCCGTAGCCTGCCGCGCCCGTGTTGCCGCTCAGACCAAGATAATCCAAAAGGCGGTTCTGAGCTGTCAAACCGGCTTCGCGGAACGGCGCGTTAAGCTCTAGGTTCTTAAGCCACATCTCGCGTTGGAGCTTGGCGGCTTTATTAGCCGCTCCCGCTTGCGCGCCCGCCGCCTTTGACGCCGCATCGGACGCCATAGCCCCGCCAAGCAACGATGCGCCGGCCCCGATTATTGATCCGACAATGAAAGCCATACTACTTCCCTCGCAAGCTGTTGCTTGTTGGCTGACCCACCCTGCAATTCGGCGGCGGTGGATTCGGTTAATTCCTCGACGATCTTATCAAGGTCTGTCTCGTTTGTCGCGTGGATATTTGTCCACACAGAATCTTCTAGCGCATAAATCGCCCGTTTGGTACCCGGCGGCGCGATGATGGTCGCAGGCGCTACCAAATCAATCGGGCCGTCATCGGACGCTACACGGACATGGCCCTTGGACAGGATGCACATGTGCATCGTCTTGTGGACCGCACCGGTCAAGATTGCACCGGCTGGCATGAACATCTCGCGGGCGTAAATCCCGTCAGCGAAGTGATGCGTGATCGGCAAAACCGCCGGATCGTAGGCTTGCATCATCTCTTCGAGTTGTTCAACCTTTTCTTTCATGGCAAAACGTCGATCTGGGCTTGAAGGGCTGCGATCTCGGCTTGCAATTGTTCACGGGTCGGGCCTGACGGTGGGAGTGAGGCCGCATACGCCAACGCAGCGGCTTCTTCTTCCGGTGTATACACGATGATCTTTTGTTCGCCCGTTTGGACGTTTACTTCGATCCGTTGCATGATTTACTCGTAGAAAATGTTGATCGTGCCGGCGTCGAACGTGTCGGTGCCGCTGGTGGTTGTGACGTTTACGCGGTCGAGCTGACCGGAAAGCGCAAGAGACCCATTGATAAACCCAGACGCGGAAGCTGAGTTATTAAGCGTTCCTGAAACGACCCAGGTATTGCCCGTTATGTTCAAAATACATAGCGCGCCATAATATGCGTTACCCGCAGACGATCCTTGAATAGGCCAACCTGTACTTGCAGCAGTTGAGGCAGAAGCCGGAACGGTTGTGATGTTTTGACCATAACCGTTATAGCCCGAAGTCGTGACCGCACCGGAACCAATTTGAACTAGCGGAATTGAAGTTCCGTTTGTCGACATGCCGTTGAATAAAAGGGTGATACGTTTCACCCATAGCGGGATGCTAGTAAACAGAATAGCGGTGCCGCTTGTGGACGTCTGCGCGGTTGCGGTCTGAATGCCGTTATAGACCGCCGTACTTGGCGCGGTCATGCCAACGGTGCCGTCGAGAGTTAAAGTCATAATTTAGCTCCAGTTTCCGACGTAGGTGACCGTAGTGCTTCCGATCGGACGGATGCGGAAATACGATCCGACACCCACCACAGCCGCAGCCGCGACGCCGAGAGATACTTGCGGGATAAGCGTGCCGCCTGCGGTGACAACAAGAACGCCGCCGATCTTGGCGTACCCGACCGTGTTGACAGATGCTGTGGCAAGCGCGGTGTTGGCCGTCGTGTTGTAAGTGGTTTGCGTAGCCGTAGCTGTGGCAAGCGTTGCGGTGCCTTTTTGAGCATCCGCCCACCAATACTGGGTAAACGTAGCTGCGCCGCCTAAAGCAAAACCAAAAGTTCCTGATGTCGCGCTCATGGAACTAAGGCTGAAGAAACAATCAAAAGCGTAAGTGCCTGCGGTAAGTGTGACCTGACCGTTGGTTATCACGCCAAACAGCTTTTGCGCCGCAGTCTGCGACGTAAGAGTGTAAGTGGATTGTTGGATGATAAGCTGATCGGCGGTGACCACGCCGCGTTGCAAAGACGACGTAGTGCCGTACAGAGCCGCGCCGTCGTATTCGATTGCGCCCGTGGTCGGCGTTGTGGCTAAAAGCGTATCCGCTGTAAGAACTATAGAACTCACGACCAAGCTCCTACGCTGATGTTGCCGCCCGCAACGCCGAGGGGGTAAATGTAGAAATATGACCCTGCCGTTGTGCTATATGGGCCAACCGCAGCGGAAATCGTATATTGCGGAATAAACGTGCCGCCGGTGCCGATAGAGACGGTGCCTGTCATACGCATTGTCTGTATGCGGTTGGCGGAAGAAACTGTGCCAATGGTGTTGGTTGCGGAGACTGTGTTTACGCTTGAATAATTAAGGGTATCAAGCAAAACAGGCAATGCCGCTTGAGTGATGCCGCCTCCGTAATTTTCATAAAGAATGTTGTTTATCGTCGCGGAGCCGCCAAAACCTATCGAAATAGTGTGCGATGTGGCCGAAACAGTTTTTTGAAGAATAAAAATAGTTTCAAAAGCATATATGGTATTGGACGACAGCGTGACGCCTGAACCGAATATACTTTGCGCCGTTGTTGCAGTTGTACCCACGTAATCAGCGTTAATCCGGTAAAACTGCGCACCAGGGATCACGCCTCTTTGCGTGCCTTGAGGAGTAGCGTACACAACGCGGCCATCATATTCCAATGCGCCTGCGGTTGCGCTGCCCGTGTTGTCGGCGGTTAAAACAATTTGTGACATTAGAGGATTACCCAACGTGAGCCAGACGGAATCGTAATGACGACGCCTGAGTTAATGGTAAGAGGGCCGACCGAGTTGGCGTTTTTGGCCGCAGGGATTGAGTAAGTTGTTGTAACTGTTTTGTCGTTCAGGTTAAACACCGCATCCGAACCGCCGCCGGTGGCGCCGCCGCCAATGGTACCCCAAGCCCCGTTGCTGTAGCCTTCAAACGTCGTGAGCGTGGAGTTGTACCGCATCATACCCACAACAGGCGTGTCGAGGATAACGGTGATGGATGCATTTTGTGACGGCGTAACCGTGTACGTTCCCGCCCCACCTGTGCCGGTCAAAAAGGCCGTAATGCGTGTGCCTGACGTGATACCGGTGCCGATGATCGTCGCGCCGACGTAAAGCGACCCAGAGCTAACCGTCGCGATTGAAAGCGTTGTGCCGCTAATGGACCCTGTGCCGTTAAAGCCGCCCGCGCGTTGCGCCGTGGTGCCGACAGGAATTTTGAACTGACCTGTGCCAGTAGCGTAAAGCATGCTGCCGACAGTTATCGACCCCGACGCGTTCAGCGTGCGGCCTGAAATGTCGTAAGTGGCGGTGATATACTCAAACGTCGACGTGCCGGTGAACGCCGTGTTGGGGTTAAGCAACACCGTACCGGTCGCGGCAGGGAACGTGATCGTGTTTGCGCCTGCAACCGGAACGGTCGTTAGGTCTACATAGCCCGAGGTCGAGCCGTTGATGCGGAGCGAGGTGACCGCCGAGGATGGAACGCCTGCAATGTTGTCGTTTGTCCAAATCGTCACGCCGGCGGATGTCTTAAGGACAAATTTATAGTTGATGTTAGTCGTCAACCATACTTCGCCAGGCACGCGCCCTGCCGAGTCAAGCACAATCGGGTTAGAATTAGGCGTCGCGCCTGTGCTGTCCGTATAGGTCGTCTGGGGCGTCGTTGTCCCCGCCGCATAGGTATACAACAGGCCACCGGCTAACGGCACGCCGTTGTTGTCAAAGAACTGCCAGCCTGCACCGGCGAGAGGGGATAGAATGACTGCCATAGTTGCACCTTACAGTGATTTTAATCGTTACACAATCCGGTATGTGGCGGTGAACGAATAGTTCCTACTTACCGCGTCGGGGGCCGTAAATTTGAAAAACAATAGCGGCTGTTGAAAGGGGGTTGTAGCTACAATTCCACCCGCTATGTTGGTTCCAGAAGTTGTGGTGGCAAAAGTTCCGGCGGCTTGAGTTTCTAGTGTAAAATTGCTCGCCACCGGCAAAGTGAACATAAATTGAACCGCGCCTGAGCTATTTGCTTGAATCCGCAGAGTTCCACTAACTGTTACGACATCATAAACTTGAAAGTATTGGCAAGCATTAACGTCATAAGAAAGGACATTGGTTGCATTCAACAACGTTGGCGTATAGACACCGCTGACAACCGTATTAAGGTTTTGAAAAAACCGAAACCAGGCGCGCGACGGCAACCCCGTGTTGGGCGGGTCTGTAATCGGCACGTTAATGGTGGGGATACGGTTTGCGCTAGGCATTGGTGCCACTTAGCAGCAATTCTGCCCCAACAATTGATATTTTGACAGGATCAGTGCCGGACAGCTCATACACACGGTCGCGGAGTTTGACGGTCATGCCAAGCCGACGCCAGAACGTGCGGGTACCAAACGCGCCAATCGCGCCCATAGACGCCCAATGCTCATTTGACCATGTGTGACCGCCGTCATCTGACCATCTAAGCATGACTTGCGGGTCATTGCCCTGTCCTGTCACAAGCCCTACGCCTGTTTCGGCGTCGAGCTGAAGACTGTGTTGAGCCGTGCGGGTCAGGTTGTTTTGCCCTGGCGGAAGCGCTCGCCATGAGCGAAGCCACCGCTGAGGTTGGGTGTCATCAGCAAACACATTCAGGTCAAACGCATAAATTCGACCGTCGCTGTAATCGCCAACGATAATCTCGTGGTTGAATGCCATCTGGCAATTGGAACGATGACGGGTAAACGCGCCGTTCACCCATGCCGCGCGCTCATGCCAGTTGTCGGTCGCGACATCATAAACCCATGTTTTTCCGGCGGTTGGAAAAACCAAAACGTAGAACGGATGGCCGTCTTGCTGATATGTGTAGCCGATTGCGTCTGAAATCGTGCTGTATTGTTGAATTTGCCATTCAACCGCATGAGTTGATACTCGCACGCCGGTGTAACCATTGGTGCGGTAAACAATGCCTTCGCCGCGAGCGTCAGCGCCGAGCCAAAAGATGCCGTTGTCCAGTTTCGCCGGAGAGTAAGCCGCAATGCAGCCAATTTCGTTATACGCGCCTTGAATACGCGCAAGAGGAAATCCTGCGGTGCCTGCGTCATACCACACTTCGACCGAGTTTGAGCCAAAAAGCCATGCTTCGCGATGATCAACCATAACAGACACAAGCCCGTCAGGTGAGCCTTCAGCACTGGCAAAATTAAGCGGATTAACTGATGTGCCGTCCAAAAGGTCGGTCACCCAAATTCTTTGAGAGTTTGGTTGGTTAAAGACAAAATACCCGTCAAGATAGCCGACTGTCACCGCGCCGGGGAAATCAATGTCGGTAATTTGCGCGTAGACTTGCGTCGACATATTGTAAATGTAACCGTCAGGATTGGCCGCAATAAAAATCTGCGTGCCATTGTCCGACATCGACACAGGGCCGGTGCCACTGACATAACCAAAAGCTGATACGTTGTAACTTGTGTCGATGCGATAGAACGTAT